GACTGTACAAATGCCTATCTTCTATCATAAGAAAAACAAGCTATAAAAATTATCATATAGTAGTTACAGATAATAGCACAACACAGCAAATAGAAAATTCTATAGGAGATTTTTTAAAAGAAAATAATATAGAAAATAAAGTTACCTATATTAAAAATAAAAGTAATGAATTTTTTATTATTCCAAATAATAAAGTAATGCTAGATATAAAATATAAAAATTCTGATGTAGTATTAATTAACGATGATGTTGAAATAGTATCAGAAGATTGGCTATCGCATATGGTATCATCCGCATATTCTTCCGGAGATATTGGTTTTGTTGGCGGTAAAACTATTTTTCCTGATGGAAGATTAGCGGAAGCAGGGGCAGAATTGTATGAAGACGGATTTGGTAGAAATATAGGAAGATATGATGATCCAAATAGTCTCATATATAATATACCTAAATATGTTGGATATTGTTCTGGATGTTTTTTATTAATCAAAAGAGAAACCATAAATAAAATAGGTGTATTTAATACTATATTTTATCCTATGTATTATGAGGATAGCGAATTACAATACAGAGGACATTCCTTTGGTTTAAATACCTTATATGAACCTAGAGCTATAGCTATTCACAACGAAGGGTCTAGCGCTGGCACGAACATTGAGAACGGAACAAAGCGATTTCAAGAAATTAATAGACTTAAATTTATAGATGTTATAAAAAATAATCAATTAAAAAACTATATAAAAAACAATACTCGCCATGATAAAATATGTATAGTTATACCCACATACTATGACCGATCAGCTATGTTACAATTGTCTTTAGAATACCAAAAAAATGCTAAAAATTCTGAAAATTTTGAAACGTATATTTTTGTTGATCCTCATAGAGAATATGGTATAGTATCAGACTACGACAAGGTAATTACTAGCGAATATAAAAGAATAAACTGGACTAAAAATAGTGGTAAATATAGTTGGTATGATAGTGTTAAATATATTTTTGATAATACCGATTATGATTACGTAATAACTAGAGAAGATGATGTATTAATTAGCAAAGATTATTTAAGAATGTGCGAAGAACTAGCACTACACGACGCAGCTCTTGGAAAAGACGACCATGTCTTATATTTTCATATAGGCGCTTGGGAAAAACCAAAAGGCAATCCAAATAAAATTGTTAAATCCGATGTATCTATAAGATCTTGTGTAATTAGCAGATTTAAGTTTTATAAATATATTAAATCATTTTATGATTCTATAAGATCAGACGAAATATGTGGATTAGATCTTGATATAAATCGTATACTACATACCCATAATCTTATAGCGATAGCGCCAGAAATGAATAGACACGCTCACATAGGAATTTATGGATGGAGCGCAACAGATATTCATGCAGATGAAAGAGGACAACAGTCGCTATTTCATAAGCCCTTAACACATGAGCAACTATACACTATCTTAAAAGATAGCTGCTTATCCGGAAACAAACTTCTCAAATTAAATCACAATAAAAATCCAAACTATTTTTGGGATTTTGATCCGAATATTAATTTTACTAAATTAGCGTATGATTTATAATGAAATATCAAAGACCAGGATATACCGAAACTACTTTAATGTTTTTAGAGTATCTGAAAAAGGATAAACCTAGAATAGAATGGATAAATTGGCTATATACTACAAGCGGTTTTTATGACAAAGAAATAACCGGCTCTTATTTTTGGGAATACGACACTAAAAAAATATTGGAATCTCAAAACTATAAAAAATTTGTAATTGAATATACCGAGGCTATTAAAAATTCAGACAAACTCTGTCCTTTGTTCCACAAAACCGATTATGATGACAAAAAAAAAGAATTTATTCATTATCTTAACGCAAAGTCTTTTTATGATTGGTATAACTATCAAGACTGGTATAAAATTTTAAATACTAAAAAAATATTGCTTATCAATAGTTTTGCCTCTTTGATGCAACAACAATACGAATCCGGAAATCTACACAAAATAGACCCGGATTTTCCGGTCTTTTCTAATATTAATTTTTATAGAACCCCATATACATTTTTTAATAATGGGCCAGATTTAAACTTTTTTGAAACATTAGAAAACATAAAACGAGAAATATCTCTTATAAATTTTGATATTGCTATAATATCTTGTGGAGCTTATGCGGCACTTTTGTGTGATTATTGTGACAGGATTGGTAAAACAGGAATATCCATCGGGTCTAGGATGCATAGTATGTTTGGCATAGATCCTAAAAATAAAAATAACCATCTTTGGATTAGTAAAATACCAAAAGCATATATTCCAGAAGGTTACGAAAAAATAGAACAAGGTGGATACTGGAAATGATAAAATTATCAGATACTACAAAAGTAATAAAAAAATTACATTGTTATTGGGACGATGATTCTAATTTAGAATTAATTAATAGAGTATTATTTGAATATAAAAATAATAATCCTAAATATGAAATTGAACTAATGAATAAAGATATTATTAAAAATTTTCTTAAACAGGAACACACAACTCTACATAAATATTTTGATTTATTTAACATATATGCAATAAGATCAGATATTGCTAGATTAGTATACTTATATTTATATGGTGGATTTTATTGCGATTTGCATGTATCTGTTGGTAATATTGATCTGGTGGAAATAAAAACACCAGAAGGATCAAACATCAACGCTAAATCTTTTTTGGGAGACGGAACACTCGGATTTATGTATTCTACAAAAAATAATAATCTATTACTAGACTGTTTAAATATATGCGAATATAAAGTTAAACAACTAATAAATTCAAATCTTATTGGGCCAAATCAATACTGTAAAGAGATGCATATTGCTAGCGGAAACGGATTGTACTACTATAATAGATTAGACAAAAGCATGTGTAGCGATGAAGATCCGAACAATGTGGCTAGCTACTTCGGAAATTTGATTGGCGGAAATATTTTTATACTATATGGATCGGCAATAATGACAGCCAATAATACCAGAGCTAATAATAAACATTGGAGCGATTTATGTAAAGAAGTCAGTTTTATAAAGCAAAATATTTAACATTAATATGGAACTTCAAAAAATAGGAATAAAATATAATACAGATAAAGCTACTTATCATAAATATTTAGATTTTTATGAACAATATCTTAATCTAAAAAAAGACACATTCAAAAAAATATTAGAAATAGGAATAAAAGACGGTGCATCTATAAGAATGTGGAGAGAATGGCTAAATGTAGAAACAATTATAGAAGGATGGGATATCAATAATATACCAACTATAGAAAATACAGTATTAAAAAATGTAAATCAAACTAAAAGAAAAGAGATACTAGAAAATATAACCGGTATATATGATCTGATACTAGACGATGGTTTACATTCACAAGAAAGCATCGAGACCTCTTTTGCTTGCTTATTCCCTTTTTGTAGAACATATATTATAGAAGATTTACACGCACCTTGGTGCGAAAAAATATATGAAGCTGGAAAATTTACAATAGATAATATTGAAAATTTAATGCATCACAAAATATGGAATAGTAACTTTACTACATCATCAGAAAAATTATATATCGAAACATTTGCTAGTGTAGAACATATCTTTTTAAGAGGAACAAGAGAAAATCCATTATCAATATCTACTATAATAAAGAATTTATTCTATGAATAATATAATTAATCACAATATAGGATATCAACTAGAAGATAAAGATATTATAGATTACCAAGTTTGGACGCTTGATAAAATAAATTGGGCCATTAGAGGACCAAAACCAATTGATATTAATAAAAAATATTTTGTGTCAATAGGTGCCGCTGGAACATTTGGTAGATATTGCCAAAGACCATATACTCAACAGTTATCAGAAACTATTGGTATAAATGGATTTAATTTAGGAGTTTCTGGCGCTGGTCCATCATATTTTAATCAATATAAACATATATTTGATTTTATAAATAAAGCAGAGTTTTGTATAATTGAGATATTTTCTGGTAGATCTATATACAATGATTTACTTGAGTTAGGAAAAAATCAAGGTCAGGTTAGATATAAAAATTCTGACTCTATATTTCAAATGGCAGAAACTATATATAAAGAAATATTAAAAGATAAAAATTTAGCTGAAAATATTAAAATACAAAATAGAATAAATTATTTAAATGAAATGAAGATATTATTTAACAACATAAAAACTAATAAAATTTTATTGTATTTATCTACAAGAACTCCGGAATATGAAGAACTATATACAGATATAAAAAGTTACTGGGGTGGATTTCCACATTTTATAAATAGAGATATGATAAAATCTATGAATAATTTATGTTCTAATTATGTAGAATGTGTGTGTGCAGACGGTTTACCATACAAAATAAAAGATAAAATAATAAATAATTATTATCATAGTCAAGAAATGCATGATTACGCATATAAAAAATTATATGAATACACAAATAAATAATTTTACTATTTATGCAGAAAGACACTGCGGAACAAAATTTTTAGAATCTCTTATTATTGATTATTATAATATACCAGTTACATATTTTTTTGGCTGGAAACATTTTTTTGGTTTTCATAATAAAGAAATAATACTTAGCGGGAAAAACACATTATTTATATGCATAACCAGAGATCCGTTTCAATGGATTCACGCGATGTTTAAACAACCATATCATATGAAAACTGAAAATAATATTACAGATTTTTTATTAAACCCCATATATTCATATGAAACAAAAAATGGAAATCTTTGTTTAGAAAAAGAAATTATTTTTGAAAGAAATATATATACTTTAGATAGATATAAAAATATTTTTGAAATGAGAAATATAAAATATAATTATTTACTCTATAAACTTCCAAAAATTGCACAAAATTATATCTTTATAAGATACGAAGACTTGTGCAACAATATATCACAAATTCAAGACATAATATCTAGTAAATTAAATATTGAACCATATACAGATATTAAAAATAATTTTTTAAAACAAGAATATGAAATTAAAAAAGAAATATATAATATTATAAAATCAAATTTAGATATAAAAATAGAAAACGCTATGGGGTATTTATTATGAAATTTTCTAAAATGATTTTTAATCATATCCCAAAGTGTGGAGGAAGTAGCTTTAAAACATCCTTATATAAAGCTTGTTTATCCAACCCATATTTCTCACAAACCCCAATATATATATCAGAATTTACACACAATAATATGTGTTTACAAAAAGATAACCAATATATACCCATTATTCATAATGACACAAAATTATTTGCTGATCATAGTTATGCATATTTTTTTGAAAAAACTTTTAATTTAGATATTTCTTCAACATTCAGGATTATTAGTATTAGACATCCTATATTAAGATTTATTAGCCATATGTATTTTTTTGATAAATTAAATCCAGAATACTGTTCATACAATATACTAAAAGAAAAAACTAAAGAATACGGTAACATAACCATAGATTACTTAACATATTTTAAATATAGCCATCTAAACTTAGATATAGAAACAAAATATAATATCGCTATAGAAGAATTATCAAAATATAATTTTATTATAAAATCAGATTATATGAATGAATCAATTACAGAATTGAATCATAACAATCCATTCGGTCTTATTTTGGAAGAATCAAGAGTAAATACCAATAATTATAACGCAAATATATCCAAAAAAGTTTTACAAAATCTTAAATCCTTACTTCAATTTGAAATTCTTTTGCTACAAAACTTTTATCCTAATATACAAGATGAATAAATTAGCTATTAGTTTATCTTTGTATTATTTAGATTTATGGAACAATTTTTTACAGATATTATCTCCTTTTAAGGATCATATCCATCTCTACCTCTGTTTGTATAACGATAATGGATCTCAAAAACATGTTATAAAAAATGCAGAAAAAAATTTTGATACAACAATTTTATTTTGTGATAATTATGGAGCAGATGTTGCTCCTTTTCTCAATATTTTAGAATTAATTAAAGAACCATATTTTATAAAACTACATAGTAAAAAAAGCTTATTAGGACAATACAATCAAATTGCTTGGAGACACATTTTATTACACGATTTTTTTGGTGATAATGATATTTTTAATAACAACTATAAAACAATACATCATAGCAACTGTGGCGCTATTGGTAATAAATTTTTACTATCTAGTAATAATGAACTATATCATAATCAAAAAATTTTATATTTGTGTGACATATTAAATATTCAATATTCTAACATATATCAATATTCTTTTTTTGGTGGCAATATGTTTATGAGCAAAACAGAGTTATTTAAACAGCATTTTCTACCCTACAATCATTTGCTTCAGAAATTATTATCTCAAGAGACTAAAAAAGTAAACGAATCAATGCTGGGAACGTATTCTCATTCTTTGGAAAGAATATTTGGTTATATTATTCCATATAATCATCTGAATTTTTATCATCCTCAACTACAATATATAAAAATTTTAAACACTAAAGCTCCAAATAATTATTTTCATATGATAAAACTATATAATAACGACTGTTATTTACAAGAAGATCTTAATGTTTATGGTCACATATTAGATGAATCAGAATCAAATTTCACAATCGAATGGCATCATATGTTACCAAATCCTATTCAAAAATATGAGTTTGTTGACAAAGCCACGATCATACAAAAACGGGTTGACACGATCAGGAATGACAGTATAATACATGAATGATACAATCAAAAAACAGACCGTCATGGACCGATTATTTTCTCGGGCTAGCCAAAGTGGTTTCTCAAAGAAGCCACGATATTCATACTCAGCACGGATGTGTCATAACCGATAAACAAAATCGTATTCTCGGGGTAGGATACAATGGATTTCCCAAAGGGTTGGACGATAGCCAATTACCTCTAACAAGACCTGAAAAATATCATTGGATGGTACACAGCGAAAGAAATGCTCTTGCTAATTGTGTTGTTAGACCGGATGGTGGCACAGCTTATGTTACTGGTCAATGCTGTAATGATTGCATAATAGCTCTACACCAAGAGGGCATAGATACAGTTTATATGATAGACGATCATGGCACGATTTTATTTGATAATGATGCAAAAAATAGATTCGATATGTTCGTTGAAATGAGTGGCATGAAAATTTCTTATATAGATCCAAATCTTGAATGGCTGAGACAATTGAATGGTGTAATATGATGGTTACCCTATTTTATATTTTATCTATCATATACTTCGTACAACTATATCTAATAGAAAACTTTAATCCTATTGGCAAAGAATTTACAACTTTAACAATATTAGGTTTAGCTGCTATTTTAGTAAAAAAAGAAAGAAAACCATTATGATATTCGACGAACAAATTTCCAGAAAACCCGACAATTATCCTTGGACCCAAGACTTTATAGAAGCTATGCATAATGGGTTCTGGACTCATCGCGAATTTAATTTTAGTAGCGATGTTCAAGATTTTAGAGTAAATTTAACAGAACAACAAAAACAGATTATTGTTAGAGCATTATCCACCATTGGTCAATTAGAAATTAGTGTAAAGAAATTTTGGGCCAAACTTGGTGATAATTTACCTCATCCTTCTCTTAATGATTTAGGTTACACAATGGCTCATGTGGAAGTTATTCATGGTGATGCCTACGAAAGACTTTTGGAGGTTTTAGGTATAGATGATAACTTTGAAAAAATTCTAGAATTAGATATTATCAAAGGCAGAGTGAATTACCTTCGTAAGCATTTGCATAAATTTCATCAAGACAATAAAAAACAATTTATTTATTCTCTTATTCTATTTACTCTATTTGTTGAGAACATAGCATTATTTTCTCAATTTTATACTATTAGTTATTTTGGCAGATTCTTGAATTTGCTTAAAGACACAAATAAACAAGTTGAATATACTAGCAGAGAAGAGAATCTTCATGCTATGATAGGTATTAAAATAATCAATACCATCAAACAAGAATATCCAGAACTGTTCGATAAAGAACTAGAAGATAAGATTATTCACGAGTCTAAAGAAGCAGTTAGATACGAATGTGAAATAATTGACTGGATTGTTAATGGCTATGCAGAAGAAAACTTAAACTCCGATCTTCTTAAAGAATTTATTAAAAATAGATTAAACGAATCACTAGATCAAATAGGATACGAACCGGTATTCGATATTGATCAAAAATTGTTATCAAAAACACTGTGGTTTGATGAACAGATTCTTGGTAACAATATGACCGATTTCTTTCATTCTCGCCCCGTAGAATACTCTAAGAAAGCCCTATCGTTTGATATAGAGGCTTTGTTTTAATCATTATTAATGGTTTATAGGACTTTAAATGACAACGCAACCGTACTATTGGCTTAATTCGCATAGTCGCTTATTCTTAGAAAGAGGATACCTTGAACAAGGTGTTTCTCCAGAAGATAGAATAAAAAGCATATCGCAAAACTCTGAGAGACTATTAAACATCCCGGGTTTTGCAGAAAAATTTGAACGTTATATGAGTTTAGGATTTTACTCATTGTCCACCCCAGTATGGACCAATTATGGCAATTCCCGAGGATTACCGGTTAGTTGCTTCAATTCTCATATTGGAGATAGGATGGACAGTATCCTGTATAAAGTGGCCGAAGTTGGTATGATGAGCAAATTAGGGGGTGGTACTAGTGGTTATTTTGGTGAGTTAAGATCACGAGGAGCAAGTATTAGCGTTGGTGGAGAAAGTAGCGGCCCTGTTCACTTTATGGAGTTGTTTGATAAAGTAGCAGATGTGATTAGTCAAGGATCAGCACGAAGAGGAAGTTTTGCAGCATATTTACCCGTAGAGCATCCTGATATAGAGGAATTTTTACAAATTCGTAATGAAGGCCATCCTATTCAAAATATGAGTATTGGCGTTACCATCACTGATGAATGGATGAATAGTATGGTTGAAGGAGACAAACATAAAAGAAAAATTTGGGCTAAAATTATTCAAAAACGATTTGAAAGTGGATATCCATACATATTCTTTTATGATACTGTAAACAATAATGCTCCACAAGCTTATAAAGACAAGATTATAAAAATAAATAGTAGTAATCTATGTTCGGAAATTACTTTAGCATCAGACGAAAATAATAGTTTTGTTTGTGTTCTAAGTTCTCTTAATCTGCTTCATTGGGACGAAATAATACAAACAGATGCGATAGAAACTCTTATATATTTCTTAGACAGTGTTAATCAAGAGTTTGTAAATAAAACAGAGAATATTCGTTTTATGAAGAGTGCCAGAAACTTTGCTCTAAATCATAGAGCATTAGGTATGGGGGTATTAGGATGGCATTCGTATCTTCAAAGCAAAATGATAAGTTTTGAAAGTATGCAAGCTAAACTCATTAATGCTAATATGTGGCAAACTATTAGAGAACGATCAGACAAAGCATCAAAAGAATTAGCAGAAAAATTCGGAGAAGCTCCTATTCTCGAAGGATATGGTCGTAGAAACGTCACAACATTAGCCATCGCCCCTACAACTAGTAGTAGTTTTATATTAGGACAAGTTAGTCCTAGTATAGAGCCATTGAATAGTAATTATTTTGTTAAGAATTTAGCAAAAGGGAAATTCACCTATAAGAATCCTCATCTAAAAGAAATTCTCAAAAAATATAATAAAAATGATGAAACAGTTTGGAAGAGTATCTTGGTTAAAGGAGGTTCTGTTCAGCATCTAAAGTTTTTATCTGATAACGAAAAAGAAGTATTTAAAACATTCGGCGAAATTAGTCAGAAAGAAATTATTATTCAAGCATCTCAAAGACAAAAATATATAGATCAGTCTCAATCTTTGAATCTAATGATTGGGCCAGACATACCACCAAAACAAGTTAGTGATCTTCTCATAGAAGGATGGAAATTAGGAATCAAAACCTTTTATTATCAACGAAGTGCTAATCCAGCACAAGAATTAGCACGTAATATTTTAGCTTGTACAAACTGTGAATCTTAATATAAAGGATATTAAATTATGGGTAATGTGTTTGAAGACCAAACCAAGTTTATGGTAGCCTGTGATCAAACAGTATGCGAGTGGAATCAATCTCAATTTGATATGTATCACACTCTTATAAAAGAAGAAGTGTCGGAGCTTCAGGAGGCTATCAACAATATAGATAGAGTAGAAATACTAGATGCCTTAATAGATATTATTGTGGTTACGGCAGGTGCTATAAATAGCACTGGTAGTAATGCCCAAGGAGCATGGGACGAAGTTATGAAAACGAATTTTGCTAAAGTGGACCCTGTTACAGGAAAAGTAAAAAAGAGAGAAGATGGCAAAGTACTAAAACCAGAAGGATGGAAAGCTCCTGATCTTAAGTCGTTTGTAATATGATATATGGTGTATATTAATATGTCGTTATTAATATATAACTTATTATAAAGGGCATAACTTGAGAAAGAAAAAAAATGGTAGCACTAGAAAAGAAAAAATCATTGATCTCACAAATTCGCCCCTTAATCAAGATAGTACAAGACTATCATCTAGGAATAGATTAAAGCCAAGAACAGAAAATCAAAAAGAATATATACGATCTATCATAGAAAATACTATTACTTTTTGTCAAGGTAGTGCCGGTAGTGGCAAAACTCATTGCGCTGTTGGCTTAGCCTTAGAACATTTATTAGAAGATAAAATCAAAAAAATCATAATAACCAGACCAGTTGTTGAAGCAGGAGAAAAAATAGGTTACCTTCCAGGCAAATATGAAGAAAAATTATTTCCTTATCTATTACCTATAGAAGATGAGATAAATTATTTTATTGGTCCAGCATTAAACGCAACTCTTAAATTAAATAATAAGATAGAAATTGTTCCTTTGGGATTTATGAGAGGAAGAAATTTTCATGATTGTTTTATAGTAGCAGACGAATGCCAAAACGCTTCCTATGAACAACTAAAAATGCTATTGACAAGAATTGGTCAAAACAGTAAAATGGTATTAACTGGAGATGTTTCGCAATCAGATCTTGCTAGACATTTACAGGGTGGTTTTCATGAAATGATAAAAAATTTATCGGATGTAGATGGTATAGGTATTGCTACATTAACTGATCATGATATCATTCGTAATCCTATTATAGCTAAAATTTTAGCAAAACTAGATAATTATGAACAAGGCAGAAAATAGTAAGTGTTTATTATTAAATGCTGATTATTCACCATTAAGAATTATTAGTTGGCAAAAAGCTATTATTTGGTCTATAAAATATGAGGATAATCCAACCTTTAAGATAGAAATTATTGAATATTATAAAGACAAATATATTCAAGGAACTAATGATAAACAATTTAAAGTTCCATTAGTGGCAAAAACGCAAAAATATTTCAACATTCATAATAGATCATTAAAATTTTCTAGAAAAAATCTATTTATCAGAGACGATCATACTTGTCAGTATTGTGGACTAAGATTTAATCATAACGAATTAACTTATGATCATGTTATTCCAAAAAGTCAATTTCATCCTAATAAAAAGGATGCTACTAATTGGCTAAATATAGCAACCGCTTGTGTTAAATGTAATAGGAAAAAATCAAATAAAACGCCCGAACAAGCTAATATGAAATTACTGAATGTTCCTAAAAAACCATTTTATGAGCCAAGATACTTGCCGCTAGCAAAAGAGCTTCCTACTATATATAGTAGTGATTCAGATCAAAAAGAATGGATAAAATATATAGATGGCTATTTTTAATACAAATCGATCTACTTCTAATGAAGATAAATTTTATTGTTTATTAGGACTCGAAGACTATCTTGATGATGATGGATATCCAAGATTAAACAACGAGAATATGTCAAATGCTGTTGCCAAAATAGTATTTTCTAAAAAACCAAAACATTTTACCGATAATGATAAATCTTATGGTAGATATTACATTAAATTGGATCCAAATTCAAAAATTTTCAATCCTAAGAAAATTCTATCTTCTATAGAAGAAAAAAATTCTTTATCATTTATTAATAGCATATGTAAAAGCGAATGGGATTTTAAAGAGGTCACCCCACAAGTATTTCAAAAATACATAACTTTTCTAAAGACAAAAAATCTATCTTGGCTAAAAGATGCTCAAAGAGACCTAAAATAAATCATGCCGACCTACACATACATATGCAACTCCTGTTCCAAAAAATTTGAACTATTTTTTTATATTAAAGACTATATAGCTTCTCCAAAATGTAGTTTGTGTAACAGTAAACAAACAGAAAGAAGTTATGCTGATGATGTATCAAGCATTCAAGGATCTATTAAAAAACATGATAGTGAACTAAAAACCATCGGGGATTTAGCTAATAGGAATAGAGACAGACTGAGCGATGACCAAAAACAAACTCTTTATTCAAAACATAATTCATATAAATCAACAAATGATAATGTTTTACCAAAAGGTATGAATAGAATAAAAAAACCACCAAAAACGAAATGGACTTAACATATGGATAATCAGCCCTTACCATCTGGTACTGACTATGCAGACTTTTTAAGAAACCAAATAAAACAAATAACAGATGAAGAGTCTGTAAATCTATCAGAATATAAGTATATTTTTGACGATATAAATAAAATTAGAAAACAAACCAATGCTCAATACGAAATATTCATAAATATGACAGCAAATATTATGGAAAATATAGAAGGCTCCGAATTTCCAGAACACAGAAACGTTTATGCTAATAATTATTTTATACCGGTGCCATCTGGAAACGACCATAATGAATATGTAAAAATATTTTTTAATTACCTAGAAAACTGTATGCTAACATCAGCAGAGAAAGCAGAAGTCAATGGATCAAAATATAACTGAAAATTTCATTTTTAAACAAGACACAAATACAAAAAAAATATTACAAAATCAATATTTTTGTCAAAAAGAGTATGCTGATTTTATAGATGATAATAATTATGGTAGAACTATTTCTGAGAATTCTAATACATTAGCCAAAATCTTGTATAAAGATAATAATGCGTTTTATCAAATAAAAGTTTCAAATAATAATCAATTATTTAATCCAATATCAAAATTGGACAGAGAACAAAGCTACAGTTTTCTACATAATGTTGTAAGACCAGCTAGTAAATTTGTATCTGTAAACTCTACCACATTTTCATTTTATCTAAATTTTTTATTAACAGGCAATTCAGCTTGGCTGATCAAAGCAGAAAGAGAGAGGATGTAATGGCAAAAATATCAAAAAATAATATTTACGCTATCAAATATTTATTTTCTCAGAATTTTACAACAGAACAGATAGCTTCTGAAACCAATTTATCTGTTGAGAGTGTACAATCTGTGATAGAATCAGAAAATCTGATAAAGGTGAATCAACAACCGACAGCTAAAGATTTGATGATAACAAAAACTGCTGTTAAAAAAAATAACACCGTTGCTATTATGACACAAGAAGCATCTATGATGAACGATCATAACAGATCAAAATTATCTAATCCGCAAAAGTCACCAGACCATATATTCAAACCGTTCACCAAATGAAATTCATATCTAGATACTCCAATAATAAGGAAGTATCTGCTGCCCAATATATCACAGAAATTATTTGTGAAAAAAAGGCAAAACTTGACAAAAAAGATATTCACTATAAATTTTGGCTAAATAAAGAATGGTCTGCTTTTTATAGAAATCAGATTGCAACAGCAAATAAGTTAGTTAAACAATATAATCCTTTGGCTATAGTAAAAGCCTTACAAGATAGCAAAACCGTAAATACTTATTCGTTGCGAGCGCCCATGCTCAAACCTATTATAGAACATCATCAGAAAATCTTAGATTCACAAAACAAAGAATTTTCAAAAGATATAGACAGATCATCTCATAAAAAATATAAAACAAACAATCATAAAAAATCTAATAATATACTTTCAAAACTAGAGGATATAGATAATGAGTCTTAAAGAAGATATAATTAAAAATTTTGGAGACGATATTATATTATCAGGTAATTCACTGGTAGAAAAAAAGATACTCACTATTCCTATTAGTCCTGCTCTGGATATAGTTCTAGGCGGAGGAATACCAGAAGGTAGTTTTGTGATATTTACAGGACAACCTAAATGTGGAAAAACTTTATCCTCACTGGACTTTGCCACCACAGCACAAAAACCAGAATACCAAGGAGATCTTAAAAATCCCAGAGAAGTGTACTACCTAAATATCGAAGGTAGACTAAAACAAAGAGATTTATTGGGTATTAAGGGATTAGATTTAACTCGATTTCATATTATAGGATCTCAACAGGGTAAGATTTTACATGCTGAAGAATATCTACAAATAGCAGAAAGAATTATTAATGAAATTCCTGGTTCGATAGTAATTATCGATTCTTATTCTGCGCTATGCACAGAAGCTGAAATCACCAGCGATATGGATAAAATGCAAAGAGCAGATGGTGCAAAATTATTAGCTAAATTCTGTAGAAAAGTTTCTAATGTTATTCCTGTAAATAAAAATATTGTGATTGGGATTACTCATTTGATGGGTAATCCAACAGGATATGGGGCAGAATTTAAGGAGAAAAGCGGTCAAGGTATTGCGTATCAAACCGATATTAAACTACGAGCAAAAAGTTCTAAGCCATGGTCTTTAGGAGCAGACGATACTCAGATAGGCCAAGAGGTTGAATGGCAAGTTATTTGTTCTGCTCTCGGTCCTCCTGGAGGAGTAGCAAAAAGCTTTATTCGCTATAACGAAGGTATAGATAAGCTCACAGAGCTTGTCAATTTGGCCTCAGACGTCGGAGTTATAAATAAAGGTGGAGCATGGTATACCATCAAAACCAGCAAAGACTCTCATAAATTTCAAGGAGCAGAAAAAACCAGAATATTTTTGATGGAAAATCCAGAAATAGCAAAAGAGGTCGAAGATTCTGTTAAAAGCCTGTTGGGTATTAAAAAGTAATGAATATAACTAACTTGGATGGAGAAGTTGTTTCTTGGGCCTTGACAGGTTACGTTTCGAAAGGTAAAATACAAAATAAGTCGTCATACCATTTGCAGGCAAGAAACCTATTAATTTCTCTTCATCCAACACTACAAATCTTGGAAGAAGTTTTGATACCAATAAGAAAAGGCCAAATAGCATATTTAGATTTTTATCTACCACTATTAAAATGGTGTGTTGAGGTTCATGGAGAACAACACTATAAGTATGTGCCATATTATCATGGTAACATGATGAGTTTTCTTAAAGCTCAAAAAAAAGATAGAGAAAAATCAGAATGGTGCAATATTAATAATATAAGATACATAGAATTACCATATCATGAAAATATAGATCAATGGACACAAAGAATAAATCATGAACAGCAAATCATCTAAAGAAGAATTACAGTATTGGGATAAGATTTTAGACGAATACGAAAATTCTATAGGTTTATCAGAATTCTCTGCTAGTATTATACCATCGGAAGAAATTAATAAATATACATCAATGAACAGAGATGAAATAGAGAAATTAAGTCCAGAAGATTGTGCGCAAATATCATATAGATTATCCCAATTCTCTTTCTATGTACAACGTAGTTTAAATAGAGAAATAGCAAGATATAACTGGGCGGACGAAAATATAAAAGAAGTTATAGCAGACGATATTAATAACTATAAAGGATATGGTTATATTGAAAAATCAATACAGGCTATTAAACATAACGAAAAAGCTAACGGATTGAATAGTATAAAAAAATATGCAAAACAACGTAGTGATAGATTGCAATATCTTGCTAATAGTATAAAAAATTTATCCGATGTTATGATTTCCATCCAAAAGAGTAAAAGTAAACATGGATCTTAAAGATTTATTAAACAACCCAGAACAAATAAAAAATTTAATTACCGTACTTCAGTCTTTGTTACCAGACGAAAAAGCTGAAACAAAAGAAGAGATTTCCTCTGTTGAGAGCGAAGATACTCAACTAACAAATAGTATCCGTACTAAGAACAAAAGACTTCCGGCACAGTCTGGTAATAAATTTGAAAAAATGAGTGAGTTTCATATGCACAAAGATGATAAGCTAATAGATGAAAAATTAGCAAAACATCCACCAGTTGCACGAACAAGAGAATACGAGCCGGTATCTGTGAAATGCAGGGTGTGTGGAAAAACAGAAAATATAAATCCGGCCCTTGTGCATGATAGTCCTTCTCGCTATAAATGTAATAACTGTTCAACAAACGCTGGATGAAAAATGATACTTTGTGATCCTGCCGCAGAAAGAGCGGTATTGTCTGGAATATGCAAATACGGTGAAAATGCATACTTAGATATTGCGGATATTATACAGCCATCAACATTTACTGTTGATAGTAATATAATGATATATCAAGTAATAAAAGAGATATGTGAAAAAGATCATAGTCCTTCCATAGATATAGCATCAATCCTATCTGTTGCTCAATCATTAAATTTTGGTCATATTTTATCTCAAAAAAATGAGACTCAACATTTAAAAGCTATTATAGATTTTCCGGTTAATCTAGAAAATGTTAGAAAATTTGCAGCTAAAATTAGAAAACTACAAATAGCTAGATTGCTTAGAGATCAACTAGAAGAAGCAAAAGAAAAATTATTAGATATAACCGGTGCCGAACCAATATCGTCGATTATAGGATTAGCAGAAGATAGTATCTTCAATTTCTCGACACTGCTAAATGATACCGACAATAATCCTGTTTGTATAGCAAATATCGTTGATGATTATATCAATAATATCAAAGAAAATCCCATTGATCAAGTTGGCATATCTACAGGATTTCATGTTTATGACAATGCTATAGGTGGTGGTCTTAGAAAAGGATCAGTAAGTATTATAGCAGCAAGACCAAAAACTGGTAAGACTCTGCTAGCAGATAATATTGGTTTACACATAGCAAAAAATGTCAAAGTGCCAGTATTAAATATGGACACCGAGATGAGCACAGACGATCATCTTAATAGAGTTTTGGCCATGATGACAGAAATAGAGATTTCAAGTATAGAAACCGGTAAAGCATTTGAGTCTCCGGATAAAAATAATAGATTACAAACGGCTCAAAAAGAACTTAAAGATGTTAGACTGTATTACAAGTCAATCGCTGGTAAACCATTTGAAGAACAATTGGCTATCATGAGAAGATGGCTTGTTAAGGAGGTTGGATTACACCCAGATGGAACAGCCAAAGACTGCGTTATTGTTTATGATTATCTAAAACTAATGGATAGTGCAGGAATATCTCAGGATATGAAAGAGTATCAGGTTTTAGGTTTTATGATGACAAGCTTACATAATTTTGCTGTCAGATATAAAGTTCCTATTCTTGGTTTTATACAATTAAATAGGGATGGTATAACAAAAGAAACCACAGATACCGCCAGCGGCTCTGATCGTATAATATGGTTATGTAGCAATTTTACTATTTTCAAAAGAAAAAGCGACGAAGAGATTGCCGAAGACGGACCGACTAACGGTAATAGAAAACTTGTTCCTATTATTAGTAGACATGGTGGAGGCCTAGACGACAATGACTATATTAATTGTCACATGAAGGGCTGGTGTGCAAAAATTGAAGAAGGTAAGACAAGATTGGAATTAGTAAATAATAATACTAACACAGACAAAGGATTTATCGTTAATGATGAGAACAACAATGACGATCAAGAAATCCCGTTCGTATAATCAACAACAACTTAAAGTACTATCTGATTATTTATGTGAAGATATAGATAATTTACTAGATAATTTAAATGTTGGAGAATACAAAACTTTTGATCGCATGATAGCCATGAGATGTCCAATTCATGGCGGAGATAATAATTCTGCTTGTAATTTATATTACAAAGGAGACTCATATAGAGGCAACTGGAAATGCAGAACGCATCAATGCGAAGAAACATTCAAAGGATCTATTATAGGATTTATAAGAGGTTGTTTGTCTAAACAAAATGGTTGGACAGGACCGGGCGATCCAACCGTTTCTTTTAATGATGCTGTAGAATATGCTATTAATTTTACTAAAAAGAATCCTAGTCAAATAAAAGTTAGTAAAAAAGAAGTAGAAAAAAATAATTTTGTAAATATTGTTAATAATATACAAACAGATATTAGATCTGTTGACGATACTCCTAAAATCACAAGAGATAAAATAGTAAAGAATTTAAAAATTCCATCAGATTATTTTATTAGTAGAGGATTTTCTTCTGAGATACTTATCAAATATGATGTTGGTGAATGTTTAAGTTCCGAAAAAGAAATGGGCGATAGGGCTGTTGTGCCAGTATACGACGACACTCATGAACATATGGTAGGTTGTTCTGGTAGAAGTATTTTTACTCAATGCTCTAAATGTAAAAGTTATCATAATTTAACAAAAGATTGTCCAAATTCAGATTATTTATGGCAATATTCTAAGTGGAAACATAATAAGGGATTTAAAACACAAGAATATCTATATAATCTATGGTATGCAAAAGACTATATACAACAAAATAAAAATGTTGTGCTGGTCGAAAGTCCAGGAAATGTTTGGAGATTAGAAGAGGCCGGAATTCATAATAGCGTAGCCCTATTCGGCTCTGTATTACAAGAAAAACAAAAATTGTTATTGGATATTTCTGGAGCAATGAGTATATATATACTTATGGACAATGACGACGCTGGCAAAAGAGCTGCTCAAAAAATCTATGATAAATGTCATAAAACATATAATGTTTTCTATATTGATATTGACCACAGTGATGTTGCTGATATGTCAGTAGCTGAAGTAAAAGAGATTATTTTACCACAATTAAAAGATAAATACTAATGAATACTAAAATAATAGCATTTTCTGGCCGTAAGCAGTCTGGCAAAACTATTTGTTCAGAATTTTTAAAAGGATTATTATTATCCAATGGATATTCTGATGTTGAAATATATAACTTTGCAGACCCATTAAAAGAAGACATATGCATGAATATGTTTGGATTATCATATGTTCAATGTTATGGTGAAGATCATAACAAGAATGAACTA